CCGCCAATCGACGGTCTACCTCGGCGTGATACGCCTTATCACCGCTTTTATATCGTGGGTCTTGCATTGCTCGACTCACTTCTTGCATAGATTGATACGGCATTGTCGATGTACCTGTTGTATTGCCCGTGACAAGCTTTGGTCCTTGACCACCTGTCTCGTTCTTATAACGCGCGTACAAACCGCTTACAGCGAGCTTGGCGTGTTCAACAGTTCCATTGTTTACAACGTCGTTAAAAGTGTTCATTTCTTCGTCCGACAGCACTTCGCCAGCCCATTCCGACATAGTATCGTATTCACCATTTGCCGCGCTTTTAATCGTAGTTGATTCGCTGTCTTGTAGAGCCGCTTGACCACGCGCAAAGCTATCGACCAACTCGCGGTTAAGACCGACTTTAGCCAACGCTTCATACGTTTCATCTGTAAGTTTACCGTCATTCTCAAAAAATTCCTTCGATGCGTCTGTAATTAAAGTTTGTGCTTCGTTTGATTCCGTCGATGGTTCAGTCTCATTTGTTACTTCTTCTTCGACTTCTTGTTCTTCTGCAACTGGTTCGCCTTTGCCCATTTTGGATTCAAGTTCTCCGTAGGCTTTGACGAGGTCTTCCGCTGATTTAAACTTCTCTGGTAACCATTCTGGGCGTTCTTGCTCGACTTGAGGTTCTTCAACCGTCTCTGTTTGCTGTTGATCGGGTTCAATCTCGTTAGGTGCTTTTTCGTTTATTTCGACTTTTTGGTAATCTGCCATGATTGTATTCTTTCACGTGGTTTGGTTGTGTTATTGTTCTTGTGATTGTTGATCAGCAATAGCGTTTATAGTCGGCGCTACAGCGGGCGCTCCAAGCTTCATCATCATTTCTTGTTGTTGAGCCTGTTGCATCTGTTGTTGAATTTCTTCTTCCGTCTTAATCAAACCTTCGGTCTCGATTCCCAACGCGGTAGCACGTCGTTTAAAGTAATCACTTACATTGACGTACTGCATAACGGAGTCAGGACCGACGACTTGTGACGCTCCAGCAAGGAACATATCAAGACGATTAAGATCGTTACCACGACCAAGCGCTTCAACACCTGTTACTATGGTAGGTTTAACGATGTCCTTCGGAAGTTTAGGAAGGCGATCCTTCTTGCTCATTCGCTCCATTAAGCGCGATACAAGCGGAAGTTGGAACTCCTGTGAAAGAATTGAATAGAGACCGCCCAATGCTGATTCTAGTTCTTGGCTTAACATACGTATTTCTTCAGCTGTAACTCGTTCAGCATCACGCACCACGGAACTATTCAAAAGGAAAGCGTGAGATAAACGGTCTTGTATTTTAGCACTTACCGATTCAGCTACACGAAAATCATTAAACTTATTAAGTTGTAAAACGGATACATCGCCGTCACTACCTTGTACAATCGCACCGTTAGGCGCTTCAGCCAAAGTTCTCGCGCGCGTAGTACCGTTAGGATTAATCATAAACAACACCTTAGCGGCGGCGGCACTACCTTCTACAATTGCTTTAGTCAGCGCTTCAAGCGATTTAAGGTCGCCTATGTACTCTTCAACAAATCCACGTCCGTAGTCTTCGCCGTCAATACGTGTATAGCGTAAAGGTATCCAAGGTGACTTGTCGATAGAATACGATCCTTTCGACTCTTCGATGACAATTCCTTTGACGTCCTGTTGAACGATGAACTTGTCACCTTCACGAACAATACTCGTGTATAAGTCGCAGTTGTTATCTTTTGATTCCTTGTAAACTTCTTGGCGTACTTCTTCGGGAAGCATGAAAGGTGCAACAGTTTCCTTCACAGCTATATGCGTGACATTGCCCATTGCATCGCGTTTAACGACGTATCTGTCTGGACGGAACACACGCATACCACCATCGTCAGGCATGTATAAAAGCGTGTTACCACTAACCAATAAATTCTTTAATGCTTCAAACACACCGACTCGAAACGCTTCGACTTCGACCTCTTGACTTACTGCTCGTTCAACATCGCTTAAAGCTTTTTCAAGATCGGTGCGTAACTGTTCGCCTTGCTCCTCGCCCATTTCTGCCTTTGCTTTTTCAAGCTCGTATCGGTCGATGACCAAACGAAAGAAAGGCGCGTTAGGCGGTAGTAAAGCGAGTAATAACTTAGACGCTAGATTGTTCACACCACGAGCACCAATACCTTGATAAGGCGTATAGTACTTCGTGTGAGGACCGTGTCCTTCGGGCGGAAGAACGTAAGGTATCGTCAACTCAGCAGACGTTCTAGCGCGATCTAAGAACGACCAACGCGAGTTTTCAAGCTGAGTGTATAGGCTTTGAGCCGTTTCGTATTGCATATATTTTAAAGAGGTTCGCTTGGAGTCCACTCGTCAGTCGCTAGTATTGCGAGTATCTCTGCTTGTGTATAAGTATCCTTCCCGTAAAGAAACCCAGGTTTTGCACCATCATACTTAACAAATGTCTTTGTACCGTCGAGTGAGAATCTAAGAGTACTTTCGCTTGTTTCCTCGACCTTACTAAAATCAACGGAGTCTACTTCGTCAGCGTTGATGATTACATATTTTCTGCCCATAATTTAAGATGGTACTGTTGTTGAAAAGGTTGCTCCGTTCTCTAGTGTCGCATCATAACTACTTCCTGTATTTACTTTATTCTGAATAAGTGTACCTACACCTGAGTTATTATCACCCATTCTATACCAACCGACAGGATTTAAACTAGCGTCATTAGCGAAATTAAAAGGTGATCCGTTATTCCAAATAGTCTGTACCTCAGTAAGGGTTAATGCTTTTCCATCAAAGATAGCAAAGTCATCTATATAACCACCAAGGTTCGCTTGGAGTCCATCCCCCAATTTAAAACCATTAGAAAAATCTTCTAGTGTTTGTGTGGTACCGTAGGTATTTGCTAAAGTAGGTGATGACGAAATAGAACCGATGTAATTATAATGAGACGAAGCTGTGGTATCCACTACATAAGCGATAAAGTTCCATGAATTATTTACCACAGCTCCGCCATTTGTGTCATTAAATCCTAGATTATTGCTGTCTCTTGAAAAAATTCTCAGCCTGTTACCTGATAAAATATCCATGTCAAATTTCCCTTGAACTCCATCGCCACTAGCTAAACGATGATAAGAACTAATCACCACTTCGTAAGTGGAAGGTGAGGTGTTTTGCTTAAACCACAAGACAAAAGACATATCACCTGTGAATGACCCAAGAGAAGTTTGATTACCGCTAGTGGAGTCGTACATAATACGATCATCTGTACCATCTAAGCTTACGCTGTATTGGTTTGCGAAAGAAGCTCCACCACCCGCATCTTCACCGCTTGAATCGAACCCATAAAGCGCGCCAAAGGCGGGACGTTTAATACCACTTGTCGCCTTTAAACCGCTTGGCTTTTTAAGCGCGGTAGTCGGGAACGATAACGACATATCTTACAAGGAGTCTGTAGTACCTGTTGCGAATAAGCTATAAGTACCATCGGTACGAGCTGATACATTACCTCGTATCTTTTCATAATGTCCGTGGTCGTCTCTTATGGTTACGTTACCGTCGGCTGTGACCGCTTCGCTATGGATGACGCGCCATCCGCCGCCGATATACGCTTCAACATCTACAGTACCACCGCTCGTAACTGAGCTTGATGCAACGGTAAATGTCCAGCCTTTCGAGCGTTCAACGCTGAAGGAACTGCCCGCACCTGTCGCCGATACAGCGGACAAGAGCGTGATTTTCTGGAGTGATTTTAATGCCATAATGATTATTCTTTCTGTGTATTATATTAAGTAGGTAAATTGACGCCACTTCCTGAGTAGCTTCCACCCATCGAAGGACGTGTTAACTGTGCAGTACCGCGACGTCTTTTAGACGAAGATGAACCGCGCTTACCCGCTGGCTTAACGACAGCCGCCGTCTGAGTTGGAGGCGGAGGGTCAGGTGGACGTGGAGCGGGTGTTACAAATTTAGGTGATGGAAAGCACATAGTTAATTATTCCTTGGGACTTATTAGTGTTTTATGTTGTTCGTCATAAGTGTCTATAAGGAACTCGATGACTTTTCGTTGACCGACCTTGATCCATATCTCTCGTTCGCTATCCTTT